AGATTTAAAGAAGGAGTAAAGGTTAAAAGTTTAATAGATGGAACTCGAAAAGCGACAAGTTTATTTCCTGAAATTGCTTATGCCTTGTTAACAGATAAAACGCTAGGAGCTGGAGCAGTTATTAGCGAATCATCTGTTGATGATGTGAATATGACAGTTGCAGCGGAGTTCTGTAAGGCAAACAAACTTTTTTGGGACGGAATGGTTGCAGATCGAGTAAACCTAAGAGAATTTATTTATCAACAAGCTCTTTATTGTTTATTAGATTTTACGATTATTGGAGGAAAATTTAGCTTATACCCTGCTGTTCCTTTTAATCCTAATACGTTTGAAATTGATCTAGATGGGCAACACTCAAAGCCAAAAATTAAAGCAATGTTTACTGATGGAAATATCAGTGACTTAAGTGTTTCTTTCTTATCTCTAGAAGACAGACAAGCTTTTAAAGCAAATGTTCTTTATCGTCAAGAACAAGAAAATGGATTCCCTGAAAGAAAGTCTGCTGTTGTTCAATTTGCTGAAGAAAAAGATGCCGATGGAAATGTTTTAGTTTCACATGTAGACGATCCATTGGAGACTTTTGATTTAAGCGGTTTTTGTACTAGCCGTGCAGCAGCAGTTCTGTTTGCAAAATACACATTAGTTTTAAGAAAACACTTAGATCACACAGTAAGTTTTAAAACTGCTCCTCATTTCATTAATGGCGTTAGACCTGGCGATTACATCAGAGTATTTTCAACAACACAACATGTTCAGCGATTTAATAACGGGGCAATTCTTGATGATGGAACTGTTGTTTGTAAAGACTTAAGTGAATTAACAAGTGGTTCTCAACCAAAAGCTTTTTACTATTGGAATCCGTCAACAATAGTGGCTGGCGAAATAATGCCAGTAACAGAAGCCACAGCAAATTTCTCAAGTCCATTACCTTCTCCATATAGAGGATCACTCTTTACAATCAAAGAAGAAGAAGCATCTGATCAGTGCTACAAAGTAGAAAGTATTACTTTTGGAGATGATGGCCTTGTGCAATTAACTGGTTCCTACGCAGAATTAACAGCAGACGGTAAACTAGCAATGTTACAAAATTGGTCTAATTCAAATACTTTGATCTTTACTGAAGAGGATTAATGGCAACTGCAAGAGCTTTTCCAAGCATTAAACCAAGCTCCAGAAGTTATTCCCCTGGGACGTATCCAAGTACTGATTTTGAATCATTAGACGGTACAAAAACACATATTCGCTATGGAAATAAAAGAGTAAATGCAACTTTAAGTCTTGGCTTTTCAAATATTACTGATCGAAAAGCAGCAGAAATTTTAGAACATTATGAAGAAGTAAACAGCGTATGGGATTATGTGACTTTTTCTGGACAAAGCGGAACAGCAGGGGTTACTTGGTCTTCTCTTCAGGACTATTTAAAAGAATCTGGATCAGGTTTGAAATGGCGTTATTCTGGGCCTCCTTCTGTAACAAGTACCTTTAAAGGTTTGAGCAATGTAAGCTGTTCTTTTGTCGCTTGTCTCGATTCACCGTAGAATAAACGCAATGTTTTCAATTTAGAGCCGTGTCTGGTTATTACAGTGGTAAAGATGGAAAGTTACTTCTGTCTAAAACCGATACAACAGGAAGTGCTGTTTTTGCAGAAGAAACTATTGGACAAGTTCAAAGCTGGAGTTTTTCTCAAACCATGTCTGTGCTTGAAGCCACAGCAATGGGTGATACTGATCGGGTATTAAAGTCAGGCGTTAGAAGTTATTCAGGTTCTTGCAGGGCTTTTTATTACACATCTTCTCCTACAGGTGCTCCTAATGTTGGAAAGCTTTTAGAAGAATCAATAAAAGTAGGTGCTTCTGGAGCTGGAGATGCAACAAATGAAGAATCAGGTGAGTTGAAATTAAGACTTAGATTAGAAGAAGGCTCTGGCAGCACAAATGCAAGAGATATAGTTTTTTCAATTCTTATAACAGGCGTCACAATGAGTAGTTCTGTAGGCGAAATTTCATCTGTTGACTTCACATGGGAAGCAAATGGAGCACCAATAGAACTTTCAAACTTTAAAGATTAAATGGCTGTTTATTTTGGGCAACATGGTGACGTAGAAATTCGTCGAGATACTTTATTGTCTGCCTTGCAAACAAAGTTAGATCCGCATGATGTAAATACAGGATCAAAACGATTTTCAGTTGATAGATCTTCTGGATCGTTGATTACTGGAGATCGTGTAGAAATTGCAACAGTTGATAAAAGCACATTAGAGTTGGTTAGTGGTCATAATCATCCAGATGGGAATTGGTATATTTATGTAGATAAGATGGGTGGGATTAGATTATTTGATACTTTTGCAAAAGCGATAACAGGAAGACAGTCAGATGCTTTAACGCTTGTAACTCCAAGTGCTTCTAAAGATGTAACCATAAAAACTGTTAATTCTAGGTTTAGACATTTAGCCAGAGTAAAGGATTTTGAAATTACTACTAACAGAGATCAAATTGATTTAACTCCTTTAGGTGCTCAGTTTAAAAAACAATATGAAGCAGGGTTAATTAGTGGTCAAGGTTCTTTAAATTGTTTGTGGGAACACAACTCAGATTTAGCTGATGATACTCCTGTTGCCGATCCAGAATTTCCTTTTTATCTTGCTCAATTAATTATTCGTCTTCAGCAAGGTGCAGATTTTGATGGACGTTTTTATATCTACAAAGATCAAAATACCGTTCTTCATACTGTTTGGTATGAAGCAAAATGTGTCGTGACAAATGTTGCTGTTAGTGTTTCTGCGAGCCAAGAAATAACAACAAGAATTGAGTTTATAACGAATGATGTGATCACCTTAAATACAGGAGCAACACCTGGATACTTATTACAGGAAGATGAGAATAAGATCCTTCAAGAGAATCAAAGTCCCATATTGCTCGATCAGCCGTAATATATGTCTATTGGTTCTTAGTTAAGGGAAATGCCTGATTTAGAAATCTCGAATCTGCCAGCGTTAGCAGAAGCAGGTATAGCAGCAACAGATCCACTGGCGATAGCAGATCTCAGTGCTTCAGAAACTAAGAAGGTAACTGTTAAAGATCTAATTGAAGCGGGTGTTGCTTTAATTGATGCAGGTTCTATTCCTTCCGCCAAGGTTGCATCCCTTGGATCAAATCAAGTAGCAACAGGATCAATAATTGATGGAGCAGTAACAAATGTAAAACTAGCTAATTCAAGTGTTTCGTTAGGCGGCATATCAATATCTCTTGGCGGTACAGATGCCACTCCTGCATTTAACCTTACAGACGCAACTAACTATCCAACATCTTCGTTAACAGGAACGATAACTAACGCTCAGTTAGCGGGATCAATAGTTAATAGTAAACTTGCTAACTCTTCTGTTTCTTTTGGAGGTATTTCATTAGCACTTGGTGGGACGGATGCAACGCCAGCTTTTAACCTTACGGATGCTACTGGCTATAAAACTACAGAGCTTGTAGGAACAATAACTAACGCTCAATTAGCAGGATCAATTGATGTATCTAAATTAACTGGTTCGGCTGTATCTCTCGGAGGAGTTTCAGTAGCACTTGGGGGAACAGACGCTACTCCTGCTTTTAACTTAACTGATGCGACAGGTTATCCAACCTCTTCTCTTGTTGGAACAATTACCAATGCTCAACTTGCAGGTTCAATTGCAAATGCAAAGTTAGCTAATTCGTCTGTTTCTCTTGGTGGTGTATCTATTGCTTTAGGAGGCACAGATGCTACTCCTGCTTTTAACCTTGCTGACGCTACTGGTTACCCTACGTCTTCATTAGTTGGAACGATTACTAATGCACAGTTAGCTGGATCTATTGATGTCTCTAAACTTGCAGGAACAACAGCAATATCTTTAGGTGGCGTTTCAATATCGTTAGGTGGAACAGACGCAACTCCAGCGTTTGATTTAACGGATGCTACAAATTATCCTGCTGCTTCGTTAACAGGAACTATAAGTAATGCACAATTAGCAGGATCAATTGCCAACGCTAAATTAGTAAATTCTTCAGTAAGTTTAGGAGGAGTTACTGTTGCGTTAGGAGCTTCAGACGCTACTCCTGCTTTTGATTTAACAGACGCAACTAATTATCCTACATCTTCTTTGACAGGGACAATTACAAATGCTCAACTTGCAGGATCCATAGCAGTTTCTAAACTTGTTTCTTCGTCAGCTTCTATTGGTGGAGTAACAATAACTCTTGGTGCAACTGATGCTACACCTGCATTTGATTTACAAGATGCAACAGGTTATCCGACTTCAGCATTAGTTGGAACAATTACTAATGCACAATTAGCAGGTAGTATTGCGGCTACTAAATTAGTAGCAGGGAGTATAACTTCAACTCAATTAGGAGCAAATTCTGTAACAGATTCTGAGCTTGCGAACAACGCTGTAGATACTGGAGCTGTTCAAAATGGAGCAATTACAAACGATAAGGTTGAGACATCAACTTCTGCTACGACAGGTTTAGACGGTGCCACGAAGATAAGGGACGCAACTATTACACCAGCAAAATTAAATACTTCTAATCTTGATCGTTCATTAAATGTAGCTAGTGGAAATCTTGGAATAAATAACACAATTACGGCTGCTACTCGTTCAGGAATCTCATATAACGCTCAAGGCTTAATCACAGGAACAGTTGCTCTTGCTGCTGCTGATTTACCTGTTGCAACTTCTAGTGCTGTTGGTGGTGTTTCTGTTAGTACTGGCTTAACTGTCAATGGCTCTGGTGCTTTATCTCTTACGAATAGTGTTACTGGTGCAACAGTTAGCGGAATAACTTTTAACAATCAGGGCATGATTACGGCTGCTACCGCTTTAGTAGCTGGCGATCTTCCAACAGCAACCACGAGTGCTAAAGGTGCAGTTCAAATTACATCTGGAGGTGGTTTAACTGTTGATGGATCGGGAAATCTTACGACTTCAACAAGTGGAATTAGTGCTGGAACGTATCAATCAATCACTGTAAATAATAAGGGTGTTGCAACAGCAGGAGCAGCATTAACGGCTGCTTTAATTCCTAGTCTTGCTGCTAGCAAAATTACAAGTGGAAGTTTTGACGCTGCGAGAATTGCAAATGATTCTATTGATGGATCAAAATTAAGTAATGCTTCTACAGCAATATTCCAATCTGTAGCTCAAAGTGGTTATCCAACAGCTCAGTTTTCAGGGCAAATTCTTTTTGACACAGTATCGGAGGATGCTTGGATTTGGGATGGAAACGCTTGGCAAGCGATTACCACACTGACAAAAGGAAGTTTGGTCTTTGGTGGAAATTTCAACGCAAACACTTCAAAAATGACGGCTTGTACCTCCGCAGGATTAGCGGCTGGTTTAGCAGTTGGAAGTAACTTACCTACACCTTCAGCCACAACAGATGGTTTATATGTTGTAGTCGATACTGCTGGAACACCTTCAGCACCAGCTCCAGTTGTTGCATTTTCACCTCCTGACTACATCCTTGGTGTTACTAATGCTTCAGGGTCTTCATGGAACGAGATTGACCTTTCACAAACAGTTGCAGGTCAGGTTGCAAGCAACATTACCTTTACACCTTATGGGCAAATTAGTTCAACTAATGTTCAAGATGCACTTCAAGAATTAGAAACAGAAAAACTAGCACTTGCAGGTGGTACTATCACAGGTCAGGTGTTAATTGGTAATACTGGAAGCCTTGTATTTGAAGGATCAAGTATTGATGCTTATCAAACTATATTTGCAATTACAAATCCTACTCAAGCAGATAGAACTATTACTTTCCCAGATTTATCTGGAACAGTAATTACAGATGAAGATACGGGAACTGTCACTGGAACAATGCTTGCTAATGGCACGATCCAGAACGTAAATATTAAGAGTGATGCTGCGATTGCATATAGCAAATTAGCTTCAGTAGCAAGTGGTTATATTCTTGTAGGTAATGGTGCAAGTACTTCAGTTGCAGCAGCAGTAGCAGTTACAGGAGATATAAGCATAAATAATGCTGGACTGACTTCAATTGCAAGCAACGTAATTGTTGATGCCGATATAAAAAGTGATGCTGCAATCTCTGGATCAAAAATTGTTCAAGGAACTACTTCTGTTTTAGGTGTTCTTCAACTAACAGATGCCGCAGATAGCGCAAGTACAACTACAGCCGCTACTCCTGCTGCTGTAAAGATTGCGAAGGATGCTGCTGATGCTGCACAAACAACTGCTGATGCTGCTTTGCCTAAAGCTGGTGGCACACTTACAGACAATCTCTTAGTTGATAATGATAAAGAAGTTCGTTTCTTTGAAGCTGATAGTAATGGCTCTACTTATGTAGGAATTAAAGGTGCAACTGATAAAGGATCAGAAGGTAGCTATACAATCAGTCTTCCAGCAGCCAGCCCTACAGCAGGGCAAATTTTGAAGGCTAATGCTTCAACACCTACAACTCTTGAATGGACTACTGATGCTGCTATTGATGCAAGCAAAATGCCATTGGCAGGAGGCACGTTTACAGGAGATGTCACTTTTACTGGGGATAGTTCAGATGGGTTATGGGATAAGTCAGCGAGTGCGTTTGTTGCAGACTTAACTGGAAATGTAATTGGTAATGTCACAGGAAATGTCACTGGAAACACTTCAGGCTCATCTGGATCGTGTACTGGAAACGCTGCTACTGCAACAGCTTTAGCAACTGCTAGAAATATTGGTGGAGTTAGTTTTGATGGAACAGCAGCAATAAATCTCCCTGGCGTTAATGCTTCTGGAACGCAAGATACAAGTGGAACAGCAGCATTAGCAACACAATTTTCAGTTACAGCTAATAACTCAACTGATGAAACTGTTTATCCTTTGTTTGCTGATGGAGCGACAGGAGCACAAGGAGCTGAGACAGATACAGGTTTAACTTATAACCCTTCTACTGGATTGCTAACCAGCACAGGTTTTGCAGGAGCATTAACAGGAAACGTAACAGGTAATGTTTCTGGAAGTGCTGCAACGGTTACGGCTGCTGCTCAATCTGCAATCACTTCTCTTGGAACGCTTACGGGTTTAACTGTTGATGGTGATCTCACCCTGACAGGTGCAGCAAATAATGTTGTATGGGACAAGTCAGATAACGCTCTTGAATTTGCTGATAGTGCTAAGGCTACTTTCGGTACAGGTGGTGATTTAACTCTTAGGCATAATGGTACAGATACCTATATAGATAACATTACTGGTGGTTTTTATATTAGAGGTGGGAGTAATAGTATTCATATAAGACCTAAGAATGATGAAAATTCAATAGTTGCAGCATCTGATGGGTCTGTACAACTTTATTACGACAACAGTAAGCGAATTGAGACAACTTCTACTGGGGTGGGTTTTCATGGAGGTGCAGATAATTGCTATGTAATTCTTAAGGACGTAAGTGGTAATTATTGTTGGCAGCTAATAGGATATGACGCTGTTTCTGCTGGAGCTGGTGGCAGATTAGTCATGGCAGATGCTGATGGTAATACAGTTATGGATATGAGAGATGCTGGAACTAATATATTTATCAAAAATAGTTTACGTCTTGATGTTGATGATCTAAAGATTGAATTGGGTGCAAGTCAAGATCTCCAGCTCTACCATGATGGAAGTAATTCATTCCTCCTGAATAGTACTGGTAATTTATATATTCAAGGTGATTCCAGTTCGACTACTGAAGAGATATTAATTCGACCTAAACAAGGTGAACAAAGTGCAAGATTTATAGCTAACGGAGCCGTAGAGTTATATCACGATAATTTAAAAACTTTTGAAACTATAAGTACGGGGGTAAAACTAACTAATGGTGGGGCAGCGAATGATACACCAGCAAAATTACAACTTCACAGTGAAGATACATCAATCGTAGCTGGAGATCATGTAGGTGAAATAAGATTTACTGGTAGAGATCAGGCAGGTGCAGGTACACAAGCTGTTTGTGCGTTAATAGACGCAACCGCCGCCGCAGATTGGGATACTTCAAGTTCTGGTTATCACGCTGCAAATATAGATTTTCATACACAAGACAACAGTGGAACAGATACCGTTGCTGCTGGCCCACGGATGCGGCTCGATTCTTCGGGAAGGCTACTTTTAGGAACGACTACGGAAGGTAATATAAGTGCAGATGATTTAACTGTTGCTGGATCAGGTGACACAGGAATAACCGTTAGATCAGGAACAGGTAATAGCGGGAATTTATTCTTTTCTGACGGAACTTCAGGGGTTGACGAGTATAGAGGTTACTTACAGTATCAACATTCAACAAATCAGCTTGCTATTGGAACAAACGGAACAGCAGCCCTAACCTTATCTAGCTCACAAAACGCCACGTTTGCTGGAACGGTAACGACAGCAGGTGTCACTATCGACGGGGCTTATGAACAAGTATCAGAAGCTGTTAGTGCTTTAGATATAGATGTCAGTACTGGAAACTATTTCACTAAAACTATTAATGCAAATAGTACTTTTACGTTTAGTAATCCAGCAGCGTCAGGTACAGTCTCGGCTTTTACATTAGAATTGACTCACACTTCTGGAACGATTACTTGGCCTACAACTGTTGTTTGGAATGGCGGAGTAGGAAAAACTGCTCCAACTGTTGCGACTGGAAAAACTCATTTATTTATGTTTGTTACTGATGATGCTGGTACGACCTATCGTGGAGCTGTTCTAGCTGATTACGACAACGCTGCTTAATTAACTATGGATCCAAATACACAAAAGAATTTAATGGGTGCCGCTGGTGCGGGTGAGGCTGCTGCTGCTGCTGGTCAAGAATTTATACACGGTTATTACAATACAAGTCAAAAAACAGCTCTTAGGCGATTTGTAGTCCCAGATGGTGTTACTTCAATTTGTGCATGTTGTATTGGAGCGGGTGAAATAGGCGAAAGACACACTTCTGATGCTGACGGTGGAAAAGGTGGAGATTTAAGGTATGTAAATGATATTTCAGTTTCTCCTGGGGATGTTTTACTTCTTGGAGCTGGAACTGGATTTGCTAGTGATGCAAATGGAATGGATGCAGCTCATAGCGGTACAGGTTATTACAGTTATGTAAGAAGGAAGACAGGAGATGGAAGTCAAGGGGAAAATTGGGAAAACCTTGTTTTTGCAAGAGGTGGGAACAATGCAGGTACGAATATAGGGACAGGTGTTTCTGGAAGCGCTGGAGCTGATGGAAGTGCTAGTAACGCTGGAGGAGGGGGAGGAGCTGGAGGTTATACAACGTCTGATGATGGACAATCAGCAAGTAGTGCTGCTGAAAAACAGGCTAGAATGGCTGGTGGTGTAGGCGTGACAGGAAACAATGAAACTCCTGCTAGTAGTGGACAACATTATTACGGATCGGGAGGAACTTATGGTGACAACTGGAATTATTTAGGCACTTGCCAAGGTCAATACGGAGGAGGAGGAGGTGGTTTTAATAGTGATAATGGTCAAGCAATGACTACTGTTAGATCTCAATGTGGTGTAGGTGCTACAAGAATTATATGGGGTGAAGGTCGATCTTATCCAAGTAATGCACAAGGTTATTTCCCTACACCACCTGCGGGGACACAATTAGAAATAAGATTTTGTCCGCCAATAAATTATTTAAATAGCATACAACACATTCACACTAGTTACGGTGGCATAAAACTTAGTGGGCTAGAAATTATTGATGATACAGATACAAATTTAGTAGAAGCTTCAACTAGTAGTCAGAGCTATGATGGTATTCCTATTAATACTAATGTTGGCTCAATTGACTGGGACGGGGTAACAGATGCTACTCCAGGCGGAACTATTTATGACTTTGATGATATTTCAGGATCGTCTGGAGTCGTATTAAATAATATAGGAGGCTCAGTCTATGGAATTACAACAAATACTTTTAAATCGTTATGTAGTACAAGCTCAAACAGTGGTCTCCTTTGTCTTTTATACGGCGATCAAGACACTGGTACTTATGTTGCTAAAATGCCTAGTGATGCCGATAATTTTGATAGTGAAGAAGCAGGTAATACGCTTTCAGCACCTCATGAAAATCACTTCTACACAAATTCAATATTAATAAAATTTGATTCAGCTAAAGTTATAAAGAAAATTAATTTCTATAGTGACAATAAAATGGGTTGGACTCCTCCCTTAAAGATTTTATTGGATGGTAATGTTATCGCTAGAGATGCAGCACATTTTGTAGATCCTCCATCTAGCTCATACTATTCTGGCAATAGAATGGCTACATTCGAGTTTACTTAACTAAAAAACTATGTACGCAAAAATAAAAGATGGATCAGTTGAAAAGTATCCTTACTCGATCACTGATTTAAAACAAGACAACCCTAACGTCTCTTTTCCAAAAGCATTAGATTCTACTGTATTAAATTCTTTTGGAACGTATAAAGTCGTAATAGATAGCAGTCCAACTTACAACTCAGTTACTCAAACAATAAATAAGAAGACCATACCTGAGTTAGTAAGTGGAGTCTGGACATTAAAGTGGGAAACAAAAGATAAACCTCAAGAAGATATTGATCAAGAAAAATTAGATAGTCAAGATGATATTAGATCTGAAAGAAACAGTAGATTAGCTTCTTATGACTGGACTGTAATCGCTGATGCACCTTTGTCTACTGATATGGTCGCTAAGTGGAAAACTTATAGACAAGAGCTAAGAGATATAACAAAACAAAGTACTTTTAGTGAAGCCGTACCTAGTGTTACATGGCCTACAAAACCTAGTTAATTTTTATATGACGATAGAAGTAATTGACGATTTTATAAGTGAAGAGTATTACAAACCAATAGTTGAGACTATACATTCAAAAGAATTTCCTTGGTTTTACAATTTTGGTAAAGTTAATAAAGGTGATGGTTTAATGCAATTCACTCATGTTTTCTACAGAGGTGTTGGTATTAACAGTAATTGGTTGAAATTATTAGCACCTATTTATGACAATTTGGGAGTTACTGCACCTATAAAAATAAAAGCAAATACTACTTTTGGGATGCCAAGCAAATTTCAAACAGAATTTCATGTAGATGGTGTTGGTCAGGATTTAACACATAGAAAAACAGCTATCTTTTACTTATCAGATACAAACGGACCAACACTTTTTAAAGATCCTGAGCAAGAAGTTGAATGTAAACAAAATCGTATAGTTAAATTCGACGCAACTCATGAACATGCTGGAGTTTTACATGAAGGTGATCCCTCTAGCCGACGCATTGTAATTAATTTCAATTATTACTAGGTCAGACCATCGTGCTGGCCGAACAGGTCAGGGATAGACAGTAGGTTTATAATTTGGGAGCAATGTATTATTTTTATGTCTGATCGCAATCAACTTGCACAAGAAAAAGCAGGTTTAGTTAAACAAGTAGAAGATATTGTTGCTGATTACAATAAGCAATCTGCTGAATTGTTGAAAGATTTAAACACTACAACCCAAGCCAGTATTGATCCTTTAAATAAAAGAATACAAGAGATCAATGCAGAGATTTTATCTTCTGTAGATCAAGAAGCTGGCCTTGGTGGTGAGGCTTGCCCTGCATGATAAAAATTCTTACTTACATAAATACAGCCTTACTTGGTTTGGCTGTATCTGTTGGTGCGTTGGCTTATTTTCAACGTGGCAAAATTACTGAATCAATAATGAGTGAAGTGCAAAAGCAATTGCCTTCTCTTGTTAAAGGAGCAATGCCATCAATACCAAGCGTTCCATCATCAACTGGTTCTGTGCTTCCTTTTAAATGATTCAATTCAAGTCATTTAACGGCCTGACTTCTTTAGTATTAGGCGGTGGTTTAATTGCTACGAACTTTATGAGTCTTTCTTTGTTGGCTCGTAAAGATAGTGGCATACCTGACATATCAAAGCTTTCTAGCACTCCTTATAGTTCAATTCAAATCAGGAGCGAAGTTAAGCCTGACGGTGCTGAGGAGTGGATGTTTAATTCTAAGCAACACGATCCAAAGTTAGTAACAACTATTGTTGATGACTCCAAGCCTACGTTTAATGGTGGAGTTAAAAAGAGATATACACATAAACAGGACGTAGCTCAATTTGCAATTTTCCCTAAAGGAGAGGGTGGGACACTTACAGCAAAACAGATTGAATGTATTGAAAAACAAGCTCAAGGTAGAAGTAATGGACAGATGATTGCTGATGCTGGATCGGTTCAGGTGACACCAGCCTTGGCAGGGGTTCCAATTGTAGGGCCAGTATTAGCAGGAATATTTTTTGGTCAAGCTAGAAAACAAGTAGGAAATGTTGCAAGTGATCTTGCTGGTCAATGGAACGACTGCTAAATGGAAATAGAAGATATTTCTGTTAGGGAGATACCTGAAGCTTCAATAGATACAACATTTATTTCTACACCTGATCCTGTAATACCTAACAACATAGGTTTCCCAATTATTCAAATGCCTGGCTGTGTAAGGGCTAGGACATTAACGAATAAAAATCTTGTAACTTCAGATCCATCGGGGAACTTTTATGTCTGTGATGGCAATATGCCAACGCTTGAAAGTATGGCTGTTGACTGGGACGGATTTACTGCTATTGAACCTGAGCAAGAAGAAGTAGAAGTAAAGCCACCAACTCCTAAAATTGTTGCTCCTGTCCTGCCAAAGAAATCAAAAAGGAATAAGAGAAAGGAAGTGGAAGAAAAGGATGGCGAAAATAACGAGGAGGGAAATACCGATGTAGGACAACAAGATCTAAAAACTCCAACTATTGATGGAGAGTTTATTGTAGATAAATTACCTTGCCCACCTTTAGACACACTTGCTAAAACTCCTGTTGGTTCGTTAGGTAAGGGAGGACTTGCAAGAATTAAAGGTTGGAAAAGAGATGAACTTACAGGTAAATGTGAAACAGTATGGGAAGGCTTGAACCCGATTGAAATAGCAGGGAATTACGCTCCACAACCAACAGTCCTTGTTAATACATCTGCTATTGCTATTACGTCAGTTATTGGTGTTACTGTCATTGGTCAGCCGATAGCTAAGCTTTTTCAAAAACAAATTAAAGGGCAAGTTAAAAGCTTATCTAAGAAAATTACTAAAAAGTTGTTAGCTATTCGAGGGAAGAAGCCTCCTGTAAAGTCCCTCGCTGATAGGAGAAAGGAGCAGAGGGATTCTCGGAAATAGAGTGTTTATGATCTGGCAATGTATTAGGAGGATTAACTAATCGAACATCTTCACAAACAACATAACTAGGACTATCTTTTGCGTACATAACACCGAGTTTTAATTGCTCTGCACAGACTTTTAAACGTCCCAAAGCATAATCTAATTTTTTGGCTTTGTAGGCTTGTTCTAAATATTTAACACGGGTATTCATAGCAGCAACGCATCTATTAGTCATACGGCGATCTAACGGCACAGCAACCGTGGCAGTTATACCGTAATTGAAGCTTAAGTTATTACGTGCTTGACCAGTTCGGATAGGCTTAGTGAAGAGGATTCCCCCAGGATTGACTAAATTACCGTCTTCATCTGTACGGTCATCATATACATTTTCTTGGTACGTTGGCTCAAAAGGATCTTTCCAAGTGTTGACTTTAGAGATGAAGGGATTAATGGTAAGAGTCGTTCCGCTGCAACGGATTCCGTCACCTACTTCTTGAAACATAAAGCTACCTTGGCTCACACTGATTCCCTGGTTAATCACGGACCCACTACTTGTGGCTTGAGGAGACGCTATTGTTGTACTGTTAGCAAGAACTTGCTGACTAAATGTTATTGAGTAAAGACAGATACCGATTCCACAATAGAGTCTGTTGTTGTGGTTCGGTTTATTGTTGTTACGTTTGAAAGACCTGGATTTGATAGGGTTTCTGTGAATGAAAAAGCGTTGCCAGCCGTTTTGATTCCCCAGTCGGGTTTGTTTGCTGGTGTTACATCTACTGATGTCCATGAAAAAGTGATGTTATCAACTGTTTGAGGTGCATTTAATACGGCTTGAGGTGAAATAGTATCTGTATTTAGTGGTTCGATATTATGCCCAGAGACCACGTATTCGTAGCCAGATCTGTAATCTACCGAGGTGATAGATTCAGTAACTACAGTCTTAGTTTCTTGTCTGCTGTTAAGAGTACCAGTTGAGAATGTAGGTACAACGGGAACAGCAGAAACGCTAGTTCCTGCAAAGGATATAAGCAGTAATAACTTATATATTTTATACACTAATTAACAGTTATTTCTGAACTTGTTTGAGCCGTAGCTGTAGTTCCAGCTCCTCCCGCAGTGATAGAAATTACACCAGAACTTAAGACAGAACCGTCTAAATCGCCTGCAACTCCACCGCTTGTGACAACAGTGTTTCCAAAAGCAGGCATGTCAGCGACTACACCTGTATGGACATCTACACCTGATCCAATCGCAGGAATAGCGTCACCTTGGAGCCAGCTTTCTTCAAAACTGAAGCTGCTGCCTACAGTGTTAACTTCATAAACGCCAACATCAAGTGTTGCTGCTGTTGTGGCTGTCCCTGCTGTTAACTTTCCAAAGTGTTCATCGGTTGTCACTTTCATGTTGTTACCAGAGACAGCGTAAGTAGATGGCACTCTAATAGCCTGTACTGCTGCACCATCAACCTTCAGGCTGGCTGATTGAGTATGTTTGATTGAGATGTCAGCGTTAGCTGGAGCTGCTAATAAAAGCAGTAGGGGAAGAAAGCGTTTCATGTAAGCTTGCCTGTTTGTGGATCTACTTCTTTACCAGAAATAGGATCAATGCGTGGTTTATCTGGTACTAACTTTATAGGAGTCTCGACTTTGATGATGGTATAAGGAACACCATTAGCAAACCCTCCTGCTGCTTCTGCCTTCTTCTTTTCTTCATCAGCTTTATACGTTCCATCACCTCTCTTTTTTGCTGTCTCAAGTCCAAAACTCGCCAGCGCACCAGTAAAAACAGATGCAATAAAAGTCGGATCTATGCGTTCTTGTTCACCTAAACCTGGGATCGTAACGTAATTTAAAGTCAAAATAAATCCACTCCAAACCACAACTCCTAAACGTACAAATGTAGACAAGACTTGCAGTTGTTCTTCTTTATCATCCAAGCCCTCCTTTAGTTTTTGCAGAGGATTTTTCTTTTTTGGTTCGTCTGCTTTTGTTTCGGCCATGCGGAAAAACTAGAAAACATAACTACATTAGTCATAAATGGTTAAAAAGTAATGAAATTCCTTTCTCAGGCACAAAAGGAACTAATAGCAGAATCTCATGGCATAACCGTTGAATCTATAAATAAAAGAATTGAATTATGGAGCTTGATCAACGATCCAGATATATCTAAGCCTGATCTTATAGAGGCACAAAAGCAATGGATTAAGATTCAGCAAGGAACATGGCCTAACGTAAATGTCTGAAATTGTTGCTGCTTTAATTGGTGCTATGGTGTCAGCGTTGCTGATGGTTTTAGGCAACAGGTCTAATAAAAGGCAAGGCGACATCCGTGAGATTTTTCATCGTCTTAATGCCATAGACAAAGAATTAGTAAGGCTTGATTCAGTGAGACCAAGAAATTGGAGAGGACAGTGAAAAACCCCTAGCTTCCTCTAAAAACTAGGGGCTTCTCTGACAACATCAAGTCCCACCTCGATGGATAATAACTTACTTGTGTGAGTAGTAAATTACAAAAATATTTTAGCCATTTCCATGAATAATTCAAATGAAAAAACTTTTCTTCAACAGCGAGCGAGGGAAACGCTTCACCCTTTGGGTACTTGAATCAGCCACAGAACAAAGTAACAACAGTCTTGTTCCAGAGGACGTTGACTTTATAGAAGCTAGACTATGGCCTAATCGAACATTAAAACTTCAATGAGCATGTATAAGACAGAGTGGCTAGAGGAAGACCGTCAAAGAGTTATGAACATGGAGCGTTGGTACGTTCTCGATGGCCGTCATAGACCAGACCACCCTCAACATGGGATCTATACTGGTTTATCGGAAAAAGCAAATGACCTCGACAGCTTCGATGGAATTGTGTAACTGTCCTCATTGCAAAGAACTAAGAAGACAGCAAGCTAGACATGGGGAGTGGCAAGAATTATTGCTACATATAGAGAAAAACAATGAGCGAAGCAGAAATTCCTCTTGACCTTTCTTTTGTCCTTGAATTAGCAAAACCTCCTAGCCTTGAGGAAGAGCTACAACTAGAAAAAGAAATACGAACCATCAGAGCAACTGATGATATTGAGGGTATAAGAAGGTATGCAGAAGATATAGCAAGACGCAATCACCAACAGACTATTTTTATATCTGAGTGTCTAGTTAGAATGGCTAATTTACATTCAAAAATAGTTAAAAGCAAAAAAGAAAAGGGGCACAAAAGCCCCAATTTGCTTAAAAAATTATTAAAGCTAGAATAGCCTTGGAGTCTTGATGATGCTCCACTTCGAGAAGACAAGACCTCTTGCATCCGATCCCCAGTGCAGGAGGTTTTGTTATTTATGCAGACGGTACAAATTTAGCGGTAGTTCCTGTTTTTACCCACTTTATTTCAGTATTTGAAACAGCAATTTCGGGATACTGGATCGTGTACCAACGGTGATCGCAGATAACACATCTTCTACGTCTAATGGTGACTCCATCGGGAGCACGTTTAGTGCATACAACTCTAGTCCTAGTAACGCTGCACTTAGGACAGTCTGCTTGAATTTTATTAACCATTATGGAGCTGGAACTAATATGTGCTGTGCATGTTCTGAGCTTCTACCGTCAGGCCATTTAACACCGTAGTAATAACAGATTCGACCTCTGACGTTGTACTTGGTTTTGACTTCTATGATCGTTCCAGCCGTAGCTCCTACATATAGATAAACGCCTGAGTTTACCTTTTTATTTACTTGGTCATTGACCTTAAATTTCGGGGTCGTGGATGCTGCTGTCATCGTTATTTTGTTCTGTAGGTGAGTTGTTGGGTAATCGGCCTTCTATTCTTTTGCGAATAGACTTTCTCCATGAAGCTTCGTCTTGTGCAACCGCTTCTTTATAGACAGAGCTAGGTAATTGCTTCTCTAATTCCTTGTAGATTAAGTTCCGTACCCAGGCAGTAGCCCTTATATTTTCCGCTTGTGCTTGACCCATTAGAAGTTTTGCTCTGTTTGGATCGAGCAGAATTTGAAGATAAGTCTTGTTTCCGTGTCTGAGAGCCATTTCAACATTGTCGTTGTACTACTCTACCACGAAATAGGATTATCGACTTTTTTCAGATAAGCGGTTCGATGAGCTTGTCTGGATGCGTT